ATGGAGTTTCTTTGTGATCTTTATAAAAGAACTGGAGTTAATAGATCTGGTATATACCGTAAGAAGGATAATCAGGTAGGTCTAGGTGTACTTGGTCTATCCAATCTTTTAGCTATTGAAGAAGTATCTTATAAGGATTTTGTATCAGCTTTAAGACGTAAGAACTTAGGTGTTAATCCTGGGGAAATTACAAAAGCTGATGCTATTGCTATCGCTATTTATCAGGGTATGAAAGAAGCAGCAAAGATAGCTGAAGAGAATGACATGACTAGAGCCTTTACTGTGGCTCCAACTGCTACTTGTTCTTATAACTATGTAGATAGAGAAGGTTTTACTACAACCCCTGAAATTGCTCCTCCTATTTCACGAGAAGTAGATCGTGATAGTTCTACTCTTGGTGTTCAATCTTATAAGTATCATCCAAAGTGTGAGACTGCTGAAGAAGTAGGTTGGGATACTTTCTTTGAGTTGAATTGTGAATGGCAAGTCATGATGGATAAAACCAAGAAGGCACACGCTAGTTCTATGAATTGGTGGTCTGACTTAGTAAAATTTGACAGACAATTTATGGCTAGATGGCTAAATTCTCCGCTAAAAAGTCTATACTATTCTTTACAGGTCATGTCGAATACACAGGATAAAACAGATGTGTATTCTGCCCTAGAAGACACTGATGTTGATAAATATCTTAGTGATATTTTGGCAGAAGGTGGTCAGATTTTGACCGAAGATAAAGCCCCCAATTGCGATTGTGCAGAATGAGACAACACCCATATCAACAGCTTCTAGCAAGGAAGCGTGTTTGGACACCAGTGCGTCCAACAGCAGGAAAACTGAAGGAAGGCTCTGAAGAAACTATTAAACGTGCTCTTGCTATAAGGCATCTTGAATTGCCAGTAGGGGAATTTATAAAGGAGGCTCTTGAAGACATCCCAGCTCTGTCTAGAGAGCTACTGGAAGACAACGTGAGAGATGAGGATAGACATGACATAGCCCTTAACTATATTGCTGAGGCTCACGGTGTAGATGAAAAGGCTGAAGCTGAGGCTTTTAGGCTTCAAGCAGCTTGGGATGCTCATCCTGACCACACAGTATTAAAGGCTTTAACTATTGAGAAGGCTATATTCTTTGTGTTATTACCTTTCTTCCGCTTTAATGGAGATACAGGATTAAGAGTAACTTCGGCTGATATTAGCCGTGACGAGACTATTCACGTCAGTTCTCATAGTCTTGTATGTAAAGAGCTAGGCTTAACAGCTAGTCCTTCTTTAGATAAACTAAGGAAAGCTACTATTAATTGGGTACTCCAGCCTTTAGGTAATTCTGAGGATCGCTATCTAAACAAAAAGTTTTGGTTAGATCAGAGTGATAATCTTATGTACCGTGGTAAGGCTGAAGGCTTAGCTGATACAAAGAGAGCTAGAGTTCCTGCTTTCTTTGAGACTAGCAATTCCGATTTACCGAGTTACGCATAATGGGTCTTTTTGATAGATTAAAAAAATGGGTAAAAGGTGGTGTTAAAGCTGTTGGTAATGTAGTAGGGAACGTTGTTAGAGGCGTTAAGGATGTAGTAACAACTGTAAAGAAAACAGTTGATAAAGTTGTAGAAGAAATATCAGGAGCTAGGCTTCGTAGAGAAGCTGCTGAAGATTTACAAAGAGCTGCAAACGAACAAGCTGAAGCTCAAGCTGCCTACGATAAACAAGCTGCTGAGGTTAAGAGGCAGACAGAAGAGCAGAAAGCTCAGTCATCTCAGGCTGCAGCAGCTCAAGCTGCAGCTACTCAAGAGGCTCAAACTATAGAAGCTGAAACTGCAGAGCAAACTAGACTCGCTGAACTTGAAGCTAAGCGTACAACTGCTTCTAGTAGAGTTCAAGCTCAAATAGATGCAGCTACAACAGCTAGACAAGCTCAAATTGCAGAACAACAGGCAAGGGCTGAAATTCCTGAAGATGAAGATGACACAGGAAGACCTACAATTACAAGAACACCTATAGCAACACCTGTTCCTGGTGGTTATGGTGGTACTGAACCTGGAGCTATTAATCCAACTGGTTTGAATATATGATCCCAACAATTGATGAGCAATTAATTGAATACTTAGAAGAGGCCTATCCAGATAAGGCTCCAGATATTAGTATGGAAGAGAAACAAATATGGTTTAATGCTGGACAGGTGGCGGTTGTACGTCATTTGAAAGATCAGTATAGACTACAAGAAGAAACTAAGTACAACTAGATATGGCAGAACCTATCTCAGCAGGAGCCGCTATTTTAATTGGTGGTCTTATAACTGGTGGAGCTACAGTTTACGCAGCTCAAAAGGCTGCTGCCAACGCTAGAAAAGCTGCAAGACAAGCTAGAGAGGATGCACGTTTAATGCGTGAGCAATCTGATAAAGAGATTGCACAAATGCAAGCGAGTGCAAAACAGAATCAATTACAATTTGAAACTAATATAGCTGAGACTAGGAGGAAAACTCAGTTATCTATTGACCAAGCTAATCAAGCTCAACAGACAGCACTTAAATCAATAGCACAACAGCGAGGAGCCTCTCAACGAGCAATACAACAATCAAATTTACAAGGTAGAATCCAACAGCAACGTCAAGCTCATAACGTTGGTAGGAAATCTAGAAAGAGAGTTGGTACACCTAGAGCTTTAAGAACTAAAGTGGAGGCTAACTCTGCTTTAACTATGGGAGGTGGTAAAGGTGGTACAACTAAATCAGGTACTGGCGGTCTAAATGTCTAAAAACACAGCTCAGGCTCTTTATAATTTTTTGGAGCCAGAGAAATCTATTTACCTTGATAGAGGTATTGAGTGTAGTAAATACACTTTACCTACTCTTATTACTGAGAATGATAAGAGCAGTGGGAGGAATCTCTATACAAAAATTAACACTACTTACCAAGGGCTGGGAGCTAGAGGTGTTAATCACTTAGCGAGCAAACTTTTGATTGCTCTTCTACCTCCAAACCAAGCGTTTTTTAGGTTATCTGTAGATGATATGAAGCTCCAGAAGGAGCTAGATAACTATAAAGAAGTTCAATCACAGTTTGATCAACAGCTTTCTCTAATGGAGAGATCTGTTATGAGAGATATAGAGGAGTCAGGAGATAGGACTGCTCTATTTGAAGCTCTTAAACATCTCATTGTTAGCGGTAATGCGTTATTATATATCGCTGAAAATGGTACTAGAGTCTACCCTCTCAAGTCTTTCTGTTTAAAAAGAGATCCAGAAGGAAATATTTTAGAAGTAGTTATTAGAGAAGAAGTTAGTACTGATGTTTTGCCTGAAGGTATTGCTCCTAAGAATGGTGATGGTAAGTTTGTAGATAAAACTACTTTCTTATTTACTCATGTTCAGTGGGATTATAAGAAGGATAAATGTACTTGGTATCAGGAAGTTTATAGCGAGAAGATAGGTAAACCAGGCTCTTCTCCTATGGATAAGTGCCCATTCATTCCTTTACGTCTATTCCGTGTAGCACATGAAGCTTACGGACGTAGTTTTTGTGAAGATCTATTAGGGGATCTTAAGTCTCTTGAATATTTATCTAAAGCAATTGTTGAAGGTTCTGCAGCAGCAGCTAAAATAATCTTCTTATGTAATCCAAATGGAACTACACGACCCGATGCGTTGGCTAGAGCTAGCAATGGTTCTATTGTGGCTGGGAATCCTAATGATGTAGCTCCCCTGCAAATGAATAAGCAGGCAGACCTTACGGTTGCTCTTAATACTATTGCTCGTATAGAACAAAGACTTAGTTTTGCTTTCTTATTGAATAGTGCTATTCAAGCTGGTACTCAAGGTAGAGATAGGGTTACAGCAGAAGAGATCAGAATGATTGCACAAGAGCTTGAGACTGGTCTTGGAGGGGTTTACTCCATACTCTCTGTAGAACTGCAACTACCTATGGTTCATAGGAAGATGGCACTGATGGAACGTGAGGGTCGTTTACCGAAATTACCGAAGGATATTGTGAAGCCTAGAATCACAACTGGATTAGATGCTTTAGGTAGAGGTAACGATAAAGTTAAATTAATTGAATTTATTCAAACCCTAGCTCAGACCTTAGGTCCTGAGGTTATGAGTAAGTTTGTTAATAACCAAGAACTTATTACTAGACTTGCAGCTTCTGATGGTTTAGATACTTACAAGCTTATAAAATCTGAAGAAGAGCTAGTGGCAGAGGAGCAGCAACAGGCTATGATGATGCAACAACAAGCTGCAGGGCAGGACCCACAAAATGATCCTGCAAAACAAGCAGCTCTTATTAAAGCAGAAAATGACTCAATCAGGACGGGACAGGAAGTTGCAGAGGCCCAAGCAGGACCTGCAGCCTAAAGTTGTTATCTCCGAGGAGGTAGACATTGCACCCCCTAAACAGGAGAATGAGATAGAACGTCGTATTAGAGAATTGAAAGAACAGAAACCTCATATCTATGAGGACTATAAAAATGCTATTAAAAGTCAGAAACGTGCCACAATAGGCCCTGACTTATCTCTTCGTATAGGCTAGTTATGGAGTTAAATTCAGGCGATGGCGCAGGTACACAAGAAACTGGGCCGTATAACGAAGCGGATCTCGCAATACTCAAAGAGGGTTCTGAAGCACAACCTAAAGAGCAACCATCTCAAGAAGAACTTATCGGTGGTAAGTTCAAAACTGCAGACGACCTCCTTGAGGCTTACCAGGCACTTGAAAAGAAACTTGGTGACCGTTCAGGCTATCAAGGGAATGAAGAGGAATCTCAAGAGGGAACAGAAGAGACTGAGGCGAAGACTGAAGATGTAGATGATGGTGGTGGTCCTATTACTCAGGAAGAGGAGACCGCTATTTTGGAAAGTGTAGGAGGTAAAGATGCCTTTTCCAAGATACAAGAATGGGCTAAAGGTGCTCTTAATCAAGATGAGCTAACTGTCTACAATAGGGAGGTTGCTAGTGGAGATTACTTCAGGGCTAGGAATGCGCTTCAATCTATGGCGTTTGCTTATACCGAAAGTAATGGCTCTGAACCAGACTTAATAGGCGGGAAACTAACAGGTCGTACTACTGATGTATTCAGATCTAATCAAGAAGTTATCGAGGCTATGAACGATAACAGGTATCTAAAGGATGATGCTTATACCAGAGATGTGGAAGAAAAGCTAGGACGTAGCGATGTATTAATGCCTAGATAAGGACATCTGTACTATTATTAAGGAAGCTTAAGTATTTATATTGTTGCCTCTGAGGAGATAACAGCAGTGGTGTACTAAGCATTAAGTAAATTTAACTTTAAATCGATGCCAGATTTTTCGAGCATCTCTAGGTTAGGTGGCATTAATGGAACCCAGTATAACGCTGGGGCTGCCGCTGGTAACTATGAAAAAGAGAATGCCAACTTTATGAAAATCTTCTCTGGAGAGGTCCTAACGGTCTTCAATAGAGAAACAATTTTCAAGGATCTTACTCAAAAGAGAACCATCTCCTCAGGAAAATCCGCTGAATTTCCAATCACGGGTCGTTTTTCGAGTCGCTACCACCGTCCAGGCGATTGGATAACAGGCCAGGGTAACAAGGGGATGACAGGAAGCAAGATTATTACTATTGATGATCTGCTTATTGCTGATGCTTCAATTTATGATCTTGATGAAGCCAAACTTCATTGGGACGTTCGTAGCATCTACAGTAAGGAATTAGGAAGAGCTTTAAGTAGGGCCTATGACCAACGTCTAGTCCGCACACTTCAAACAGCTTCCGAGTCTGATGGACGTGTTAAGGACTGGGATTCTAAGAGATTCCAAATCGCAGGTGGTACTGTATCTTCTGTTGCAACTGCCACAGGTGTTGTAACTATAAGTGCTAACTTCGCAACTGCTGAGCTTTCATACTGGGCTGTTGGTGAAAGTGTTTATGGTGAAGACTCAGGTGCTTACGGTGTTATCACTGCAGCTCCTACAAACGGTAACGCTGTATTCACAATCAGTCCTGTTGGTGCTATTGGTACTGGTACTGATGCAGTCTTCAAGGTTGGAGAGCGTCTATTCGTTCTTAATTCACTTCCAGGTGGAACAGCCATAACAACAGGAACACTTAGTGCTACGAGAGCTACTCGTGGTGATGAGATTGTTGAGCACTTCTACTCAGCTTGCCAAGCACTTGACGAGAAAGACGCTCCTCGTGAGGGTCGTGTCGCAGTGGTTGGTCCTGGTGCTTACTATGACTTGATTGCTTCTTCGAGAGCTATCAACACTGACTGGAACTCAGGTGGTGGTGAGAACGGTTCCTTCAAAGGAAACAAAGTTCTTAGTGTTGCTGGTTTTGATATCAGGGTATCTAATCACCTTGGTGACAACGCTTACAACTCAGCTCGTCAGGGCTACATCGGTCAAGCTAACCAAGCTGCTACAACTCGTGGTGAGCGTCCTAACTACATCAATGGTAAGGATGGTTCCGACGGATCTGCAGCATCAGGTACTAACGACTACTGGCAGGATGAGCAAGGCAACACTTCAAGTATTGCTAACTTGTTCGCTCTTTGCTTCACAAAAGAAGCAGTCGGCACAGTGGCTCTTAAGGACTTGAACATGCAGATGACAGGTTCTGAGTACAAAGCGATGACTCAGTCCACCATGATGGTTGCTTCCTATGCAGTTGGACACGGTATACTCCGTCCTGATTGCTGTGTAAGCATCAAGCATGATGGCACAAACCGCTGGTAATTAATTCTCTAATTACGAATACAATAGGGGGAGGCGTAAGTTTCCCCTTTTTGTTTAAATAATGGCAACTACAAAACTACAAGCAGTAAATACTCTTCTATCCATTATTGGGGAAGCACCAGTCAACTCTTTGGTCCCTCCTTTAACTGGTGATACAAGTCTTGCTGACAGTGTTCTAGATGAAATAAGTAAAGAAGTCCAGGGTGAAGGTTGGTCTTGGAATACTATGATGTATGACTCAATACCTATAGATGCTAATGGGCATAGCACTCTTCCTAGTAATACTCTTGCTGTACGGTTTAATCCAGTATCTTACCCAACCCAACGGTTTGTATTAAGAGGTATAAAGTTATTTGATCGTGTTAAGAACTCTTATGATTTAAGAGGAAGTTTAGGAGTAGCTTTAACTGGAAGTACTACTGATTTAGTAGCTGAACTTGTAGAAGAATTAGATTGGAATGATTTACCTGAAACAGGTAAGCGTTACATAATGATTAGAGCTGGAAGAATCTTTTCTAATAGAGCTATTACTTCAACAAGCATAGAAGCTTATACTCAAGAAGATGAGGAAAATGCAAAACAGATCTTAAAACGTACTGAAGATATGGCACAAAGTTATAACTTTATTGCTGGTCCTGACGATTTATACGATGGTCGTGTGAGAACTACTTTTGGTCCTGATATCCTTAACCGCTAATGTCTAAAGAACTTTTTAGTCAAATTATTGGTCCACTAAATAAAGGAGTGAACCAACAGGCAGATAGCTTTGTTTTACCAGGCTTTGCTAATACGCTTGAGAACGCTAACTGTGACCTTGTAGAAGGTCTTAAGAAAAGACTTGGATCAGTTCCAGTAAAAAGGATTGATACTCTTACTAAGAATGCAGGAGGTAATACTTTAGTAGGTACGATTAAGTGGGACGAAGCTTGGGTTTATGTCTACAACAGAAGTACTGATGAAAGATTTATATTAATTGTTGCTGATGACAGCAGGACTGTTACTAAAACTGTTACCACTGTCAATAATTCTGCAGTGGTTACTGTAACTTCGGGCGGTGTAACTGATTTATTTATTGGAGCTGTAGTAAGTGGTACTAACATTCCTAGTGGATCAAAGATTGCTGAGATTGGTGCAACTACCTTTACTCTGGATAAAAACGCAACCGCAGCAGGTTCTGGTATTACTGCCACTATTGAATCTAACTACACCTTTGCTGCAGGAGTATCCAATGTAGAACCTATTAGTGGCACACTGCCTGAAGTGGTTCCTGTAGAACAGACATTTACAAATGTAACTAACACTAATCTTGAATACCTTAGAGGATCAGGTAGAGCTAGAGATAGGTTCAGAGCAACATCATTTCAAGACTATGTTTTTATAACTAATATCCAAAAGAAGACTGGTTATGATAGTACAGAAGTTTTAACAAGATATAATATTGGGTCTATAAGTAATGCCTACCAACCTATAAAAGCTCAGGTATGGGTAAAGTTAGTTGATTACAACACTAAGTATTCAGTTGATATAGAACTTGACGATGGGGATAAGATACGTGGTCATTATATGACTCCAAGTCTTACTGACGCTGCTGGTAACTCAAACATAGTTAGCTCTGCCACTATTGCAGAAAAACTTGTTACTAATACAGATACTGTTACAGGCACAACAACCAGTGGAAATTCCACTATTACAAGTGTTAGTACTACTGCTGCTACTGGTGATATATGGAAAATACACGGACAAGAACTTGTCACTGGTACAGGTATACCATCTAATACTTTTGTAGGTACCGTTGATACATCGGCTGGTACATTTACTCTTGTTAATGAAGCAGGTGCAGCAGTAAACGCAACAGCTAATGGTGCTCAGACATTAACCATTAAACATGGTATTGATGACGTAGATATACATAACAAACTAACTTTCACTGTTCAAGATTCTCAAATCTTAGTTGGATGTGCTAGTGCTTCTAGATATATCAAAAGCTTTGTAGCCTCTGATGCTAGAGGTAATAGTTTAATGGCTGGTTTCTCCAGTCAGGTTACTTCTATTGTTGATCTTCCTACTACATCTTGGGAGGGTTATACGGTACTTGTAGCTCCAGATGGTACAGCGGATAAGAGTTCTTATTATTTAAAGTTTAATGCTGAGAACACTACTGTTGCTGGTACTTATGGTAGAGGTACTTGGGAAGAGTCAGGAGGCTGGGGAGCTAGAGGAAAGTTAGATGACAACACTATGCCTCACTCTTTTGTTTATTACAGAAACGATAACGGGTTAGTAAGGTTTACATTCCAACCATTTAGTGGCAGTAATTATACAGATGGTTCTACTACTATTGCTATACCTGGATGGGTTGAAAGATTAGCAGGTGATGAAAATGAACAGGAAGGTCCATCTTTTGTAGGGTTTACTATTAACGATGTTGTGTTCTTTAAGAACCGTTTAGGGTTTATTAGCGGAGAGAACGTAATACTTAGTGAAGCTGGTTCTTACTACAATTACTGGCAACAATCAGCTTTACAAGTTATAGATAATGATCCTATAGATTTAACTGCTGTTAGTAACGACGTTGCTGTACTTAACTACGCTTTACAGCAACAGGATGAATTAGTCCTATTTTCTAATGAAAACCAGTTCAGACTTTATTCAGGTGACAACGTAACCTTTAGCCCTGAAACAGCTTCTGTAGGTAGGATTAGTTCCATCACTATGGAGTCAAAGGTTAAACCTCAACAGGTAGGACCTCAAGTAATCTTCCCAGTTAGAGAGGGTGATTTCACTGGGATGCATACCTTCATCACAACAGACAGAACAGTAGGAATTAACCTGGGTCAAACTGCTGTTATTACAGAGACGATACCTAAGTACATTCCTAAGAATATAGACTCTTTAGCTGTTAGTAGAACTGATCAGTATCTAGTAACTCTTAGTGGTGATGATCCAGATGCTTTATATGTATATCAATTCTTCTGGGAAGCTACTGGTGGCTCTTTAACTAACAGACAGAACGCTTGGTCTAAATGGACATTCCCTAACAAGTCCATACACTGGTGTGACTTTGTTGAAGGTACTCTGTTTACACTAAATAAGTACACGGAGAATGGTTCTGTTAAGTACTACCTCGAAGGTGTTAACGCTTCTAGGCCTCCTCAAGATGAAAAAGACTTATTTCTGTTAGACAGGCAACTAGCTAGTTCTATTACTACTGACTTAGGCGCAGTAACGAGAACTTTTAATAACCTGACAAATAAGACAACAATTGGACTCCCTTACTACACAGTCAACCCAAGTCAATTTGTCATCATCAAAGAAGACTCCACTGATAATTCAGAAGCTGCGAAACGTTGGGTCGTGGCTGCGACTGTTCCTGCTGGTGTTAATTCTTTTGTGTTGGATAGTTTGGGCGATTACTCTACAACGACTAAACCAAACCTTAAATGGGTCTTTGGGGAAAAAGTTACGTTTAAGTTTACTCCACCTCAGCTCATGCCCTATTCAAAAACTGCGACAGATAACACTTTTATTGGTAATCGTACTGGTCGCCTTCAGTTACGATATGTG